GCAGCCGCGCCGGCGGCGTCGGTGGCCGCAGCTGCGCGCCGCTTGAACTCGAGCAGCTCGAAGCGGCATCGCATGCCGCCCTTCACGGGGAAGCTCGCGGGCTCCTGCTCGATCGGCGCTGCGCGTTTCGTCATCCGCGTGGCTCCTGATTGCTGTTCGTCGCGATCGCGTCGGAAGACGCGCCGGGATCTGACGAGCAGGACCATGGAGCGAGCGCAAGGGCGGAAGCTATTGAACTTTAAGTTCAATAGCTCTCGCCGGAATCGCTGTGCATGCTCGCGCGCGTGCTCAACCTGACCGCCATGCCCGACAGCTTCGCCGCCGGCACGACGCTGAAGTACACGCGCTCGCTCACGGACTACGCGGCGAACGCCGGCTGGAGCTTCACGCTCGCATTCAATGGGGGCGGCATCGCGCTCGCCAAGGCTGCGACCGCGAGCGGGACGGACTTCGTCCTCACGATGCTGCCCTCCGAAACCGCCGTGCTCGTGGGCCCTGTGACCTATCGCTGGGATGAGCGCGTCCACAATGGCGTCGACGTCTACGTGGTCGGAGCTGGCAGCGTCTATGTGACGCCGAATGTCGTGCTCGCTGGCGATCTGCAGTCGATGGATGAAAAGCTCCTGGCCGCAATCGACGCCGTCCTCGTCGGGAAGATCACCGACGACGTGCTCCAGTACACCGTCGAAGGCCGCGGGCTGACGCTGATGTCGCGCAGCGAGCTCTATGACCTGCGCCAGAAGGTGGCCCGGAACGTCGCGCGCGCGCGCGCCATGGGGAAGTCCGGGCGCCGCCGGCGGGTGACGTTCACCGGGACGAGGAGCGAGCGGTGAACTCCCCCGGCCCTGGACCGGTGACTGGAGATCTGCGCCCGTTGCGCGAGCGGTTCGCGCGCGCGCTCGGGGAGCTGACCGGCCGCGGACACGCTGACGCGGATGCCGCCGTCGTCCCGGTCTCCCTGGGCGCCCCCTCCCCGCCGGAGCTCGTCACCCGCTCAGCCGTGCCGCCGATGCGCCGGATGCAGCAGCGGTCCGCCTTCCGTGGTGCCGAGGTCTCGCGGCTCCTCGCCGACTGGATCGCCTGGCCGATGGCGCCCGACATCGAGATGCGCGGTGACCTCCGCCTCATGCGCGGGCGCGCACGCGAGCTCGCGCGGAACAACGCGCACATCCAGCGCTACAGCAACCTTCTGAAGACGAACGTGCTGGGCGTCCATGGGATGAAGCTCCAGGCGCAGGTCCGCGACGCCGCGGGCGAGCTCGACGACCCGGTGAACGAGCTGATCGAGGACCACTGGGACCGCTGGGCCTCGGGCCCCGTCTCGGCCGATGGGCGGCTGCCGCTCACCGAGCTGGCCCAGCTCGCGCTCGAGACCACCGCGCGCGATGGCGAGTCGTTCGCTCGCTACGTCCAGGACGATGGGCTCAACCCCTACGGGCTCTCGCTACAGCTGATCGACGCGGACCTGGTCGACGACTACATGAACGTGCTCCCGGGCGGCCGCCAGCCCGAGATCCGGCTCGGGGTCGAGATTGATGCCTGGGGACGGCGGACGGGCTACTGGATCCGCGAGCAATACGGCTATAGCCCGGGCACCGCGGGCGCGACGTTCCAGCAATACCGCCTCGACGCGAGCGAGGTCATGCATCTCTACCGGCCGACGCGGCCGAACCAGACGCGCGGAGTGACCTGGTACGCGGCCGCGATGCTCCCGCTCCAGCATCTGCAGGGCTACACCGAGGCTGAGCTGATCGCGGCGCGCACCGCGGCGGCCAAGATGGGCTTCATCCTGACGAAAGATCCCTCGGCGCCGAGCGGCACTGACGACGATGGCTCGGGGAACGGGGCGCGGCCGGTCGAGCTCGAGGCGAACCCGGGCTCGATCGAGGAGCTGGACCCGGGTCAGGAGTTCGCCTCCTGGGACCCGACGCATCCATCGACCGCCTTCCCCGCCTTCGTGAAGAGCGTGCTGCGCGAGATCGCGACGGCGCTCGGCGTCTCCTACAACGCGCTCGCCAACGACCTCGAGGGCGTCAACTTCTCGAGCATGCGCGCCGGCATGCAGATCGAGCGCGACTTCTGGCAGGTGCTGCAGCAGTGGTGGGCGCAGTCGTTCATGCAGCCGGTCTATGAGCGCTGGCTCAACAACGCGATCCTGACGCGCGCGCTGCCGCTCCCCCGCTCCGACTGGCGGCTCTACACGGCCTGCCGCTGGGGCCGCCGGCGCTGGGCCTACGTCAACCCGAAGGAGGACCTCGAGGCGACCGCGATGGCGATCTCGCTCGGCCTCACCTCGAGGACGCGCGTGCTCTCGGAGACGTCGGATGCCGAGTTCGACGAGGTGATCGAGGAGCTGGCTTCCGAAACGAAGGCGGCGAAGGCCGCCGGCGTCGACGTCGCCGGGTACTCGACGGGCCCGGGCGCCACGGCGCAGCCGGCCCCGCCGAACGACGGCGGCCTGGGCGGCGAGGGCACAGCGGACGGATCCTCCGGAGACGGTTCCGCGGGGGATGGGGGCAAGAGCGCGACCGGCTGACGGCGCGCGCACTCACGGGAGGTTGTCATGGCGGTTTCGAGGAAGTTCGCGAACATCAAGATGGGCCTTGGGGCCGCGGGCGCCGTCGGGCCGCAGACGTTCCCGCTCGGCACGACGTGGATTTCGGCGCCTGTTCCGGCGCGGGGCGCGCGTCTCGTGATCTTCCGACTCACCAGCACCGATGCGAACGTGCCAGCGAGCTTTGGCTTCAACGTCAGCACGAGCCCGAACAAGGCGAGCGCATATGAGCAGGCCGCCGCCGGCAATAATTACAACTCGCGCGGAGTGGCGAACATCGCGATGAACGGGCCGGGCGGCTGGGTGGTCAGCATCAATCACCCCGACGGGCATGTCTTCCATGACTTCGTCGTGCTCTCCGCGACCTCGAACGCGGGGGCGAACCATACGGGCCTCGTCGTGGATGCCGAGGTGATCTACGTGGGCGACGCGCTCGATGCCGCGCAGAGCCTCGGGCAGGGAGCGCTGACGCCGCTCTGATCGCCCGGGTTCCTTTTTCGGGAGCCTGAGCTAGAGTCGCGAAACAGGAAGCCCCCGGCGGCGCGAGCTGCCGGGGGCTCTTCGATCTCTAATGCCGAAGCCGTCCCCATTGAGGAGGGACGGCTCCGGTTTGTTATCCACGTGGCGCCAACCTGGCGATGGGCCTCGGCGGTCTCAGTCCGGGGTCAGGGGGTCTGCAAAAGCCCCCGGAGGAGCCATCACTGTTGGCCCATATCTCCCGGGATCCAGTGGACGGCTCAGACTATTGGGTTCCTCAACAGGCCGACAAGCGAAAAATCACTCGCGGAACAGAAAGACGGTCATCGCCGTCATGACTATGCGCCCCTCCAGCTCGAGTCCCGAATCGGGAGAATCGACCACGTTGCCGCGTCGGAGCGCGGGACCGTCCCGCTCGGCATTGCTGGTTCGCGATGCCGTGATCGTCGTCGTGCGTTTAGACGTCGTTCAGGTAGCGTGCCCAGGTTCGCGCGACTTGGATGTAATGTCATCTGGCGCCAACTCCGAAACGCAGGAGGCGTCGTTGACGGCAACCAAGCAGCCGCGCGGCCCCCATTCCGTTATGTTGGTCATTCTGATCGCCAGCAGTCTGCTGTTGCTCGCCCTCCGCGTGGTTTACCCGGAGACGATCGCTCATTGGGGAGCGTGGTTCGACATCGCCGTCGTCACGCTCGCTATCCTTATGTCTCTGTTGCTCGGTCGGGATACCGGCAGCCGGAACGTCTGAGGCTCTTCCACGACCGGGATCTGAGCGCGAGCTAGAGTCGCAAAAAAGAAAGCCCCCGGCGGCGCGAGCTTCCGGGGGCTCTCGCCATCAGGTGATGCGACGCCAGCTCTGTCCATCATCTTCCCGGGAGATCCGAAGCCGCCTCGCTCGCGCGGGGCGGCTTCATTGCCGGGTGGTGGGCTGCAATCCCTCCGGTCGAAGCCGGCGCGGCACGCGCCTCTTCTGGAATATATTTGCCAGCCCCGTTGCGACGTAGAGAAGCCCCAAGCCGACATAGAAGAGTTGAAGTGGTCGAGCATGCGCAAATGCCCCCGCTACCACGAAGCCCATGCCCATGGGAATTACGAGTAGCTCGAGAGCTCTCGCGACCCTGATGGTTGCGTGCGATGCAACGTCCGAATATGCCTCACCGAGACGGCCCCAGTTGAGGATGCCAGCAGGCACCCCACGGATCGATCCGAGACAGGTCGGACTTGCAAGTTCAGTAGTATGCCATATTTCGATTGAGGCTCCGTCGCCGGGATCGAGGTAGTCGAAGCCGCAACGAAGTTCGTTGGGTTGGTTGGGCGGCACGTGAACCGCAAACTTGATCGTCGAGCGAGTCGGTCTCGCGGTGGCGTTCAAAATTGCGCCGGGCGGCTTGAACATGAACCTAGGGGGGTCGTCACCAACGATGTCGCTTCCGCGAATGAGCGCCTTGCCAGAGTTCCAGAGGACAATCTGCGTTCGAATGAGCCGAGGAATCACGGAGCCCTTATAGAGAATCTCAACTTCGGCTGGGAGGCCTTGGCCCTCGTTGCTGATGAGTCGAACGCTCCGCAATTGAAACACCGGCCGCGCCCCGATCCGGGATGCGCGAAAGCTGAAGAATGCGACGATCAGCCCTGCGAGCCCGATCAGCGATCCAACCCAGCCAAGACCGAAGAAGTCTTTCATGGCCTGCATTGCGCCTCCAGCGTGAACGAGCTCAAGCAGCTCGTAAGGCATCTAGCGAGTGCAGACCGGCCCCTCGGCCCTGCTTAGCCGGAGGCGCCTGGCAAGCGAGCGGCCCGGGCTCGAGTTCCTGGGTAGGAGCCAGAGAATCCGAAGATGCAAAGGAGATAACAGCAGCACAGCTGTAGGGCTCGACCGCGCGGATCCGTTAGGGACACGGTCAGCGCTCCTTGCATCGATGCCCGCGGGCGTCCCGCGGGTAGAAGGTCCCGCTGTCCTCCGCGCGGTGGCCCTCGAGCTCCCCACAGCTCTTGCAATAGACAGGCACGGTGTCCGGGCACTTACAGAGACGCGTCGGAAGACTGCAGCGATCACAGATTCGCGTCGTATAGCCGGTCTCCGGGTCCTTGCCGGTGACGCTGGGGCCCCCGCACTTGCAGCGACCGAGCACCTGCCTCATGACGGACTCCCTTCGTCGGCTGCGAGCCTCGAGCAGCCCCGCGCGAACCAAGCGACTTCAGCGCTTCTACCAGGGGCGCCCCTTGGGCAAGAGCTTATAGCCCATTCATCTCTGGGGTTGCAGGCCGGTCAGCTCGAGCAACTCGCCCTTCGAGGCGGATGCTGCGCCGTCTTGAGGGCGAACCCGCGAGCGCGCCGGAGGCCACCTAGCTAGAAGCGATCTATGCATCAGCATAGTTCTCATTCACTGTCCTGCATCCGTCAAAGAATTATGTCGACCTGCGAACTCGGTCCTGTGGCCGAAGGCAAGACGAGGCGCGCGGGCGAGGGCGCGCGCCGCGTCTTTGCGCCCGGGGGGTCTCACCCCCCCCCCAAACCCCCGAGCATACACCCGAGCTCGAGCGGTGGAAAATTTTTCTCTTGTAGCCGCAGGAGCGAAGGTGGGATAACGCGTCAATCGCGGCGATTGAAGCTGCGATCGCCTCCAGGATGGTGGTGAGCAGTCCTGGCGGTGCAATGGTTCGGCCCGCCATCGATCTCTCTTCGAGGGGAACCGATGGACGGGCCGAGGGTGTCGCCACAGGCAGGGCACAAGCTGTTCTTGCCCGACCGGTTGCGCTGCGCGCAGAGTGACTTTGTTCGCGGACGCGCGTCAAGGGCATTCTGACGCAGCAACAGCCGGACGATTCCAGGGAGGTTGCCAATGGCGACCACTAAGAAGAGGCCATCGACGCGCGTTCGCAGCGCTATCGACGGTCGCTTCAAGCCCACGGTGGAGGCCAAGCGTGATCCGCGCGAGACCGTCACCGAGCGCGTCAAGCCCAGCAAGAAGTAGCTGAATGGAAACGGCGGGCCCGCGGGCTCGCCGTTTCCATCCTCATTTCCGGACGGCGACGCAACGCATGGAGGCAGACGGTGGATTCATTCGAGGATCGGCTTCAGGGTGCCCTTGAGCGAGTGAGAAGTTGGTCAGCGGCGCTCAAGACAGATTCAGAGCGTTCAACGCGAGAAATTCTCGACGAGACTGAGGCCGAGTACAAGACTGTCCCCAGTTGCCCATCCAGGGGCGCGATGGCGCAGATGTGCCTGAGTGGAATCAAGGAGCGGCTCGCCGAGGTGCAGGCTGCGGCCAGAGAGGTCGAGGACTTATTGCTCGACCCACGGGCGCCTTGGAACACGGCGCCCTATCCCGAACGCCTCTAGCTCCGGCTGGTCAGCGAGCCTGGCCAGTCCGGCGGCGGCGTCCAGCCGAGCGCAAAGAGGCATGACAACTCATAAAGCACTGCGGCACAAAAGCTTGCGGCAGGAAAAACCAGTGTCCAGCTTAAGAATGAGCTTGATTTAATGATTGAAGATGCCGATAATCCCCGCGTCATCGCTAGTTGGGCTCTTCGGGGCCGGCTAGCCCCCCGGGGACTTCGATCCCCGGGGCTTTTTTTTGCCGTGGAGTGACCACAATGGGCCGGGTCGCATTCTTGGTTGACGGATTCAACCTGTACCACTCATTGGTTGAAGCCGAGCTGGCATTGACCGATCCGACCACGGGGCTGCACCCACCAGTCAAGTGGCTCGACCTTGTTAGCATCTGCCGCTTTACGCTTGGCAAGCTTTCGCCCAACGATGAGGTCGGCCAAGTTCACTACTTTTCCGCGCTCGCCAAACACCGCCAGTTCCAAGACGCAACCGTCACGGTCCGCCACGAAGCTTACATGGATTGCCTCAGAGAGACTGGTGTAACGATCGAGCTAGGGAAGTTCAAGGAGAAGTGGCCCATTATCTGCGGGCGCTGCAAACGCAAGGTGGCGAGGGGGATGGAAGAAAAGGAAACCGACGTGGCGATTGGCGTCCGGTTGCTCGACTTGTTCGTACGCGACGCCGCCGACGCGGCCGTCCTGGTCACTGGCGACAGCGATATTTCGCCTGCAATCCGGTGCGCGCGGGAACACCGCCCCAGCAAGCCCATCTTCGCGTGCTTCCCGTTCCGAAGGTTCAGCAAAGAACTCAAAATGCTGGCCAATCGAAACGTCACGCTAACAAAGGAGGGCTATGCAAGGGCCCAGTTTTCAGACCCATTTCTGCTCAAGAGCGGGAGGAAGGTCTCCAAACCAGTCGCTTGGTGAAACCGACGCCGTTCTGCGCCAAGTACATACTTCCGCAAAACCTACCGTCGCCACCCTTGCACCCAGCCGCGTCGCGGCCGCGACGGCAATGTCCGCCGGGCGACGGTTGGCGGCAGCGGTGGGGGATCCGGCGCCGGCGAGGGAGCCGCGGGCCGGGCTTCAGGGCCGCCTGGCGTCGACTCCTTCCTGACCGAGAGCTTCGCGGCCCGCTGGAGGAGCCCCCGTGCGGGCTGGGGCCCGAGGACGATTCGCAGCGCCGCGAGCGAGTAGACCTCGAGGTCGAGGGCCTCGTTTCGCTCACGCGTTTTCACCCACTGGCGCTGCGGTGCGCGGCCCTTGACGAACTTGCGGACCACCTTCTCAGCGGTCAGTTGGTCGACGTATTCGCGGTCGATCTCCGCCGGCAGGTGCATGTAGCCGGCGCCGGGTGCGGCAATGCGCATTCTCGCGTAGACGGTTTCCTTGCCAGTGTCCGTGCACAGTATGTAGAGCCGGGCACGGAAGGCATTGTTCGAAGTAGGGCGGCCGACGAGCGGCTTCCCGGTCTCCGGCGAGCCCTTCACCGCGAAGACGCGCCGCGCCGCGCGCGCCTTGCAGAATCGGTAGACGTCATCCGCCTTGAAGCCGGAGTCAACGGCGACGCATTCGATGCGCATCTTCTTGCCGCCCGCATGCTGCCATTCCTGCTGCAGCTGTCGGTCGAGCTCGAGCCAGGCCTTTCCCGGCGCCGACGCCTCCATAATGACCTGCCCCCAGGTGATGAGCCAGGACTCTTCTCCCGCGCCGTAGCCCTTCACCTGGTATTCGAGCCGATCGGCCTGGACGTCGACGGCGGCCACGAGGATCCCGACCCCATCGGGGACCTCGGCCGCATACGTCTCGCGGCGCGCGAAAATCGCATCGGGCTCGACCGATTCCGCGCGCTCCTCCCAGGTCTCCGCCAGGCGCGTATTCAGGAACACCTTCAGCTTCGAGGGGTCCTTCTTCGCGTCGAGCCACTCGCGAACGACCTTCTCCCAGCTGAGCCAGCCGAGCGGCGAATAAAGCCCGGAGAGGTGGAAGCTGATCGTCTCGCCGTTGCCGGCGGCCGTCGGCCGCCACTCTCCGCGCTCGAGCATCTGCGTCTTGTAACGCTCCTCGATGAGCACGCCGCACTTGCTGCAGAGGAGACAGGCCGTCGACGGGTCGTCATGCCGGTAGTCGATGTTCGCCCACCGGATCCAGTCCATGTGGCCGCAATGTGGGCAGGGCACGAAATAGTGGCGTTGGTCGCCGCGGGCGAACTCCTTCTCGACGCGCGAGAAGTCCTTGATAGTCGGCGTCGACGTAATGAGCGTCTTGCCGCGCGAGAACGTCGTCGCTCGCGCCTCGGCGAGGTCGAGCGGATCGCCCTCCCCGTCGACGTCGGCCGGATAGGCGTCGACCTCGTCGCAGAAGAGGAATTTGATGGGCGTGGAGCGCAGGCTCGCGGCGGAGTTCGCCCCCGAGATCTTGAGGAAGCCGCCGTGGAAGCGCTTGTTGAGGATCGTGTTGTTGCCGTCGCGCGAGCGGTTCTCGAGCACGCGCTCCGCCAGCGCCGGTGTGTTCTGAACGAGCGGTACGATGCGCTCCTTCGAGACGAAATGCGCCACCTCCACCGTCGGCTGGATCATCATCATCGGACCGGGCGTGTGGTGGATCACGTAGCCGATCCAGTTGAAGCCACCCTCGCTCTTTCCCGTCTGCGCGCCCCACATGAGCACGATCCGACGGGTCGGTCTGCTCGGCGAGAGCTCGCGGAGGACCTCCCGGAGGTACGGAGTGCGCGAAGTGCGCCACTGGCCGGGCTCCGCCGAGGTGTCCCCGGAGAGGATCCGGTGCCTGTCCGCCCATTCGTCGATTGTCAGCTCGGGGTCGCGGCGCCAGCCGGCCCGCCAGGCGTCCATGAACTCGGCCTCGGCGCGGTTCACTTCGCGTTTCTCGAGCGCCATCGGCGCATCCCCTCCGCCATTTCGTGCAGCCCGACATCCTGCGCGCCGCCGGCCAGCGCCTTCGCGCGCCACCGCGGGGCCAGATCGAAGTGCGGGACGGTCGCGCGCGCCTGGTACCACGACATCGGGACGCCGATGCCCGCCGCGAAGGCGAGCAGCTCGGTCTCGCTCTCATCCGAGATCAGATGGCAGGAGACGCCGCCCGCCCAGGGCACGCCGCAAGGGCGGCAGCGATCGACGAGGATCATTCTCCGGCCGCGGCCGCCGGCGCGTCCGATTCCGGCTCGAGCTCGAGGCTCGAGAGCTCGTCGAGGCCTCGGCCGAGCTCCTCAAGGAGTAATCGGCGCACCTCGTTGGCATCCGCGATGCCCGCCAGCACCTCGCCGAGCCGGTCCGCCACGCTCAGGATGAGGTCTCGGGCCGAGCGCGTGGCGCGGAAGGCGGCGTCCCGCATGTCCGCGACGGCCACGAGCTGGCCCTGCCGCTCCCCCAGCTCGAGCTCGGCGAGCTGCGCCTTGGCGTATTCGTGCATGGTCCGGGCCTCGGTGAGGTCCACGGGCAGGCCCGCGGCCGCGATCGGGAGCCCATTCGGGGCCGGCGAGCCGGGCGCGCGCGCCGCCGGCGGACGCGGCGATGTGTTCCGGTCCCAGGCCACATCGGCCGCGACCGGGTCGATGCGCCCCCCGGACCCGACCGGGATCCGCCCCTGGCGGATGGCCTTGCCGACCGCCTCCTTCGAGCAACCGCGGTGCCGGGCGTATGCCGCGCGCGTCAACCAATTCGTCAACCTGGTTGACGGTCTAGCGGCGGGCGATTTCGAGCGCGATCGCGCAGGCTTAGGCTTCGTTCTAGGCCCGCCACGAGCGCGCGGAACGCGCTTCTTGCTCATGAGCCACCGGCCTCCGAGGCCACCTGCAACAACTCCAATTCGTCAACCGTCAACCAAGTTTCAGGTTGACGCCTAGTGCTCCCCCGCAGCCGCCGTCACC